CCAACGTCACGATAGCAGTCAACGATGCCCTGATTCACTACAGTGTCCCAGAAGAGAGCACCTGGTTCAGCAGATGCCCATGCTGCGTCGATAAACTTGTCCCAAACTGCCTTCGCATTGATCACCTTCGTGATCTGTGCTTCATCCACAGTGTTCTCGACAGGCCATCGAAGCGTAAAGTCGGAACCGCTCTCGACTGCACGCATGAACTCGTCAGTGAAGCGGATCGAGATATTAGCACCAGTGACCTTCTTCAGGTCACGCTTGATGTCGATGAAGGTCTCAATCTCAGGATGACGGCAGTCAATCGTGAGCATGAGTGCTCCTCTGCGTCCGCCCTGGGCTACCTCGCGGCAGGAGTTGGAGAAGCGCTCCATGAACACACCAATGCCGTCGGTCGTTCGTGCTGCGTTGGACGTGGGCTGTCCCTTGGGTCGAATCGTAGAAATGTCAAATCCGACGCCTCCGCGACGCTTCATGATCTGGACTTGCTCTTGATCAGTGAAGAGGATACCAGCATAGCTGTCGTGTGGCTGGTCAACAACGAAGCAGTTTGACAGACTCTGGTGTTGATAGTGGTTGCCAATACCTGACAGTGGTGATCCTTGCGGGACTACCTGTTTAAAACCGTCAAGAAGATCGAAGATCTCCTCTTCAGACATTGGGTTAGGATACTTTGCCTCGATGCGGGCAAACTCCTTAGCTAGACGTCGGAACGTCTCAGTGGGAAGTTGCTCAATCCTATTCCCGCTATTATCACGCAAAGCATACTTGTTGAAGACGTCAGCAGCGAGGTCGTCACCCCTGAAATAATCTGCAACACTCTGATTTAAAGACATTCCTGACTCCTTTCTTTACAATACATGTCGATCACTTACCGTTAATCTCTTCCCACTTCTCTTTGAGAAGCTTCTTCATACTAGAACCGTCAGCTTTGACAACGTCGTCAACAGACATCTCATTTGTGTCCATGAGTTCGAATTTAGACATTGACGTGTCAATCCGCATTGGATAGAGCATTCCATCACGTCCGGCACGATTCTTAGCGACGAAGATTCGACCCGCACCAGTTGCCTTTTCATTTGGCTTTCGAGAGATTGAAAGCACAACGTCAGCAACCATTGCTTTACCGTATGCCTCAGACATGTTCTCAAGACCTACGACTTCTGAGTTTGATGCTTCGCGATTAGCTTGTGATGCTGTCCAGATTGGAACGTTGAGATCCATGGACAGATTTCGAAGCTCCTCATAGACGAGCTTTAGTTCGTGTCGAAGTGAATCAAACTTACGTGATGACTTCATAATGTCAGCGTAGTCAATAACGATCACGCTGGGGACGAAAGACTTAAGTAGAAGTTTCTCAATATGATTTCTGAGTGTCTGAACAGAAGCTGTGCCCGTCGGGTATTCTTTAATGATTAGACGACCAAGCGAGCAGTTCTTGTAGAACTCAATGACTTCTTCTTTTCTGTCTATGACATCACTGCTTGGAATACTGCAGAGATTAGAGTCATAACGTAGACCAACAGCAGTCTCAGATAACTCAAAGGTATAGTGAACAACATTTTTGCCCGCACGTAAAGCCTCGGCGCCCATTTGGACGAGGAAGTGTGACTTACCGACACCTGTTGGTGCAATGACTACACCGAGCTCACCACGTCCGAGACCACCGTTGAGTACATCCTGCGCATCAATCTGCGGTAGACCAGTTGGGCACGTGAGTCGACGTGTCCTGATGAATCGTGCTTCTGAGTCTTCGAAGAAGTCATGTCCGATTGCAGCAGGTGTACCTGCAGACAACGCGTTCTTCATTAAGTCCATGACTGAGTCGAGGTTGTCTGTCGCAATCATTTCGACAGCTTTCTCCAGCGCCTCCTTCATCGCCTGCTTCTTGCAGAAGTCAAGTGTCTTATCCTTGACGTACTGCACATCACCCATATCTGGGTTAACACGGATACGCTGCAAGAACTCAACGATCTGGTCACGAAGGACGACGTCCTTGCCCTCCTTCAGGTCGTCACGAATGATCGTGACAAGGAGACTTAGCGTTGGAAAGTCCTTGTACTTCTGGTAGTAGTCAAAGTACCGCTGGGTAAGAAACTGCAGGTACTTTAACTCAAAGAAGGTGGGTGACATGATCTCTATCATCTGTGTCGCCCATGATCGGTCAGTCAGCAGGCCCTGGAAGATTTTCTCCTGGAACTGCTTACCGTACTGTTTAAAGTGCGGATCGTGCATTTTATCCTGTCTGGATGTGTGAGAGGGCTAGGAAGAATTGGTCGACGTTGAACGTTTGGATCCCCTCATGTATGAGGGCCCTTATGAACTCAATCTTATTACGTGTAGGCTTAAAAGTATCACAGATCCCGTTGATCCTCTCAATTTGGTAAGCAGCTAAGTTTGCTGTATCAAGATGAACAAGCGAGAAGTTCCTGTTGATAAGGATCTCGTTGTCTGCAATATTCCTGTACGCTTGAACTTTAGACCCACCTTCGACTTTGGATCGCGCCTCACTCAGAACTTGCTCGACTGTCGCCGCTGCAGGATGTGTAAGAGATGGAAATCTCTTTGCCAGCGTCTTAAAGCCAACGCCATCAACACCTGGAATATTGTCCGAGTCATCACCGCAGATTGCTTTGGCGACTGAGAAATTAACAGGGTGCACGCCAAATCTCTCAATGACGTCTTGTTCTTGAACCAGCTTCTTCCAGGTAGGTGAGTAGATGATTGACCCTTCTGAGATGAGCTGATAATAATCTTTGTCTGCTGACAGAATGACCTTCAGCGCATCCTTAAAGTGATAACGTGACATGTAGCCAATGACATCGTCTGCTTCACAATCGGGCACATAGATTTGACATATTGGCGTCATCTTTAGAAGACGCACAAGTGTTTTAATCTGATAGTCTCTGCCAGAGACAGTATCAGGTATGTCATTCTCATAGAAGCGATTCAATCTTTCGGGCCGACGGTGGCTCTTGTAGTCTTTGTAGATGGAGCGTCGTCGTGGCGACCCACCACCTTCCCAGACAACATAGATCGGATTTGGTTTAAAGCGCTCCACGATTCTCTTTAGATCAAGGAGAAAACCAACAATTCCGCCGACATGTTGACCATCATTACCCATTGCTGGGTGGGCGATGAAGTGTCGCAAGTACAGCCCCATCGCATCCACCAGCAATACGGTTTGTGATCTATTTAGATCACTCATTTTCCTCGTCGTCGTCTGCAACAAGGTCGGCGTCATCTCTTGTTCTCACCATGACTGCGTCAATTAGATCCTCAAGATAAGGCTTGTACTGGGGATCTTTGAGCATGTCACCAAAGTCTGACTTGTGAAACTTCTTCTCGATGAGTGTTGTTCCACTAACAGTATTAGTTACAGTGAAAACTTTCCACGCTGTTGTTCCAGATACGCAGATAATATTGTCACCAATCTGGCGCTCACCGGCATCACGTAGGACATCAAAGATCTCTTCATGCTCAACGATGCCCTTACCAAAGTGAATCTGGAAATTAGCAGTTCTGAACGGCGGTGAGACCTTATTCTTGATCGTCTTTGCTGAGACATTAATGCCGATGACATCGTCATTCTTATTTTTGATCTGCTGACCTGCGCCCAACTTAAGTCGCACTGATGCGTGGAATGGGATTGCCATTCCACCTGGAACTGTTGTTGGATCGCCGTGAAGAACACCGATCTTAGTACGAATCTGATTTAGGCAGATCATCAGCACAGACTGGTCACCGATCACGCCCGTGATCTTACGCATGCCCTTAGAGATTGCTCTGGCCTGGAGACCGATTGTCTCTTTATCGTAATCACCAAGGAGCTCAGCTTTGGGCGATGATGCTGCAACAGAATCCCAAATAATAGTAATTGGGACATCTTTCTGCATGGCCTTCGCCTTCAGAATTGTCTTTTCTGCTGTGTCAAAGACGTCTTCTGTGCAATGTGTGTCAACATACACAAATCGTCTTGTTACATCAACGCCCAAAGCCTGTAGATTTTCTACAGATGTAGCATTCTCAGTGTCAATGTAGACAGCAATACCACCCATTTGCTGGGTTGAACGTGCAATCTGCGTTGCGATGTGAGATTTGCCAATCGATGGTGGCCCAAAGATCTCAATAATTCGACCAACAGGCAGACCGCCACTTTTACGATTAGAAATGATGTAGTCAAGAAGTGTAGAGCCTGTTGACACCCAGCTTTTAACATGCGTGGGTGACTCATCTTCGGCTAGATTATATGCAATCCTTGAACCGTTTTCTTTGTTAAGAGACGAAATAAGCTCAGCAGTAAAATCACCACCGAGGTCGTCGGCACCTTTCTTTTCTTTAGGAACTCTTGCCATGTTTTCTCCTGTGAATACTATAACAGGACGTGAGCTAGATTACAACTCACGTCCTGCTCAGTTAACTTAGTTAAGTCAGTCGCCCATCAGATCTTCGAAGGCGTCATCGATAGAGGAGTAGTTGCCTCCTGCCTTCTTGTCTGCCTTGGGTGCTGTATTCTGGACAGCAGAAGTCTTCTGGTTTGTAGTAGGGGTGTCATCATCGGTAGACGCCGGTCCGCCTCGAGTGGTTCCGTCCCCGTCCTGCATGCCACCGTTGATCCAGTCGTTGACGATCTTTGTGAGCTCATCATTGGACTTAAGCTCAAACATTGCGCTCACGTCTGGAATGTTGGATAGCCACTGCTTGGCAGTTCCTACGTTGGTGGTGAGATTTGACGACTTGCCGCGTGGCATGACCTCAGTCTCAGAGTACTTCTTACCAGGTGGCTTGAAGCACTTCACCTTCACATCGCGACCACTCTCGGGATCGGTGATGTCACCGTAGTCCTCATCGAGCATGATACCGAGGAGCGACTGGTAGACCTGCTTGCCGAACGCCCAGATCTGCACGCCCTTCTCTTCTTCGCCACGGACGACAACAGGAGCGTAGCAGCGCATCTTCGGGTAGAGCTTCTTGGCGAGCTCGTAGGACTCCTTGGTGCCCTCATCACGAAGCTTGTTGATCAGGTCCTGGATGGGGTCTGCCTTGCCAAACTGGTAAGGTGCGAGAAGACCGGGATTGTTACCGATGTTGTAGTAGAACCAGAGCTCCTTGAAGGGCTGGCCCTCATTGTTTGGGAACGAGAGAAGGCGGACAGTGTACTCCTCACCCTCCTTGGGCTTCCAGGAGGCGTTGCTCT